ACTCAGTACCTTGCAAGGTTGTTACATAAGCAAATTTATCCTTGAAAGTTACACTCTTGCACTCTGTATCTACTAGCAATGGTCCGTAACTTATGTCACCATCAGCAGATACCACTGCAACTCTTACGCCTTTATTAGTGCAAAGAACTCCAGAGGTACCAAGGTATACATCAAAGGCGTTTAATATCTCACCTTCTGGTAGGTCAACAACTACTGTTGGAACATTAAGTTCTGGGAATCCAAGAGCATTAGCATTAGCAAGATCTAAAGTAATCTTGTATAAAGATGATTGAGCTCCAGCATAGCCACCAACATAGAAAGCAGCAGGTCCTTCAGATATAGTTGTCCATATCCAAGATGGATTTGGGTGTTCATAAAGTGCGGTAGGTAAAGCGTGACCACCTGCAGTGGTTGCCTTATTAGAATCTAATTCATATAACTCTCTACCAATACCAGCAAGTAAGCGTTGCTTTGCATAACGCAGTGCTACTGTGGTAACTGGACCATCAAGATCATAGATATGACCATCAGATGTAGAACCAAAGATATTACCTCTATGAAGTTTGTCATTATCTGCAGCAAAGTATCTACTGCCATCAGAGGTTAAAGCCATAAAATCAAGGGTATGTGGAAGTGCTGTTAAAACATAAGTAGTAACGGTAGCTGTATCGTTACTCATAGTAAGTTTCTTAAGGTCAACTCCTTCAGTAAAGACAACTGCATCTACGTTATTAGCAGTATCTCTAGCACCAACTAGGTATAGGTTAGTTGCTGTTGCAGCTCTAGCCCTGACTGTGGTGTTAAGCAGGGTAGCCTGACCCTTGGTCCAGATATCTACACCTTTGGACTCTGTAAACTGGAAGCGAAGCGACTCATCTTGTAATGGTTCAAAGTATTTAATGCCAGCACCAAGGTGGAATGATGACTGTGAACGTAGCCACCAACCTGTAAGAGTCTGCTCACCAGGCTCTCTGGTCTGGTCAATTTGTTGCTTACGATACTGAGCTGTAACGCGGCGATAGGGTGTGTCATCACTAGCTGCCAAGAAGAATGGCAGACCAGCAAAGGCTACATCGTATGCCTCGCCAGTAGATGAGTAACTAGTGGCCCCAGCAGGGTTGGAAAGTACGTAGGGAATACCCTCGGTAATGTCATCGCCGTAGGCCACTATTTCTCCTTTGATTTATTAAAGTAAATTAACCAGCGATCTAGCTCTTCCAGATGCCAGTTGGGTATAAACTTGAGTGGTAGCCACAGATGAGTGGCGCATTAGGTCTCTTACTGCCAACAAATCTCCGCCTGATTTCTCAAGCATATTGGTAGCAAAGTAATGACGACAAGCGTGGAAGGTCTTCTTAGGTATACCTAACCGCTTCATCTCAGTAGAGCAGAGCTTGGTCAGGTTGTTAGGTGTTACTGACCATATCTTGCCAGAGGTCTCGTGCTTCAAGATGGTCTGGGCTACTATCGCAGCAACTGGTATGGATAGGTCTGTACCGCCCTTACCTGCCACTCTAAGGATGTATCCGTCATCAGCCTTCTCTAGGTCTACCCCACGAAGGTTTGCCACCTCCATAGCCCTTAAACCCGCTTTACAGCCTATTATGAACCAGTCCCTCATAGGCAGGTCAGCCTTAGTCATAACCAATTCAGCTTCACCAGGAGTCAAAGGATGAGGTAAACCTCGTCCCTTACGTACAACAGGTAGGTCTAGGTCAGCCATATTCTGTATCAGGCCCATCTTGCGTAGGGCTTTGAAGATACTTCTAACCCTTGCCGCATAGGTTCCCTTAGTTGAGGCAGCCTTAACACTCATTACAAGTCTTTGCAGATCTTCAACCGTTGCTATCTCTGGGTGTACCCCAAGACGGAGAAGCAGGTTGTAATCATTTCTGAACAGAGCCATTGAAAAGCCCTGTGTTTCATAGCGATTCTGAAGTTTTTCTTTAATTGTTTCTAGTGGTATTAGTTCCATAGCTGGCAGTTTAGCAAGGGGATTATTCTGCTGTCAACCACAATCCTCTGAGATTGTGCCGAAGTTTGTAGCGGATAGTTCGGTTTCACCTACAGGTCTGAAATGGGCTGTTGATCCTGTTGCTGATGTAGTAACTACTGCTGGAGATTTGCTTTATGCGACAGCAGCAGACACAGTAACTAGGCTAGGTATTGGAACTGCTGGTCAAGTTCTTAAAGTCAATTCAGGTGCAACTGCCCCTGAGTGGGGCGCTGCTGGTGGTGGTGGTGGCAAGGTGTTGCAGGTTGTAAATGCTACTTATTCAACTTCAACAACTATTGCTACAACAACTTTTACAGATACAGGCATAACCGCAACAATTACGCCAAGTTCAGCAAGTTCTAAAATCTTAGTAATGGTTACTGCAAGTGTTTATTCTACGCGCAGTGGTAGTTCTAAAACCTATTGGGCTTCTAAATTATTAAGAGGTGCTACGGCTTTATTTACTTATACTGGTGGTCAAAACTTAAACTTATCATCAGGCGGTTGGGACAATGTTACATTTTATGTCGTTCCATATAATGTACATTATTTAGATTCACCCTCTACAACTTCAGCAACAACATATAAAATACAAGGTAATCACGATGAGGGAGGAGTAACCACAGTTTGGAACAATAGTCAGCCCTCCTCAATTACTCTTTTAGAAATAGGTGTATAATGATTAAAATCACAATAGCCGATGCAATTTACAAACTAAAACCAACTGCCCAATTTTTTTATGAAAATGAAGATTACTCAACTATAAAGTGGGATTTCTTAGAAGGGGAAGCACCTACTCAAGCAGAGATAGATGCTGCTATTGAACAAGTTAAAGCCGATAAAGTAATCGAAATTCAAGCAAGGGCTGAAGCCAAAGCAGCAGCAGAAGCCAAACTTGCAGCTCTCGGTTTAACTGCTGATGATTTAAGGGCTCTTGGCCTTTAGCACAATCCCTCAAGATTATGCTGAGGGCTTGCCTAGCGTAAGCCCTTCAGGGATCGGCTTGGAATAATCCCATTTGGCTATGTATGCGCCAATGCCGTCTGCATCATCTTGTAATCTTATTGTTCCATTTGAGCCAAAATCTTTGTCTGTTAATTTTGGATATGTGTTTACGATTTGTTGCCAAATTGTCATTTTTTATGCTCCTAAATAATAAACTTGGAAATGGGTTCTCTGCGCTCCGCCAATTATATTTAACGCGCCGCCTGAGTTTTGTAAAGCAAAAAGTTCAATATAATCTGCTGCTGCTAAAACTAATACAATAGACATACAACTAGAACTGTTAAAACCGCCAGCATTTCCCATAGAAAACATTTCTTGGTCTATAGATCCATTTTTGTATAAGTAAACTGTTCGGTCATTTGTCGAATTATCTTGAAAAATTACAATTCCCGTGATTAAATACTTTCCACCTTTGCCGCTTGGTATTGTAATGCGGCTAGTGTTTGTTGAATTATCGTGAAAGGCATCGGTATCGTAGTCTTCTGAATTAAAAGTAAGTGCTGTGTAGGTGTTGTTGTTTATGCTTTGATTTGCGCTTTTATACAAACTGCAACCAACTAAACTAGCACCAGCAGGAGCCTGCCACTTAAGGCCAGTCGTTTCCGCAGAATCCGCTACAAGTGTGTGACCGTTGGTGCCGACTGCTAGGCGAGCTATTGTGTCAGCACCAGTGCCAACCAGTAAATCACCCTTGGCATCCGCTACTGTGTTTTGGGTATCTGCTACATACTTAAGTCCTGTAGCCTCACCTGAAGCAGCAACCAAGCGGTAATCGTTGGTTCCTACAGCAAGACGAGCAGGAGTATCAGCAGCAGTTGCTGTGACGATATCTCCCTTTGCGTCTACGATAGACTCAGGGATACCTGTCCCTGGTTCTGGAATACGTCCTATTGCCATATTATGCTAGCTCCGTTCCAAAAGCGTTGAATGAGAAGTTAGCGTTAGATGCGTAGACTGATATAACGTCTGTCGCAGCTAAGGTAATTCCCAAGGTCATCGTATCTGTGGATGTTGCAGATAGTGATGCGTCATAGATTAGATACTGTGCGTTAGCAACAGATGCTCCAGCTTTTCTAGCGTAGACGCGATAGGTTCCTGCGGTAGCACCTCTATTGGCTACAGTTATTGTCGAGACAATAGCCTCAGTAGCCGCAGGCACTGTGTATAGATCTGCTTCTGTTGTTGCAGCAGGGGCAGACTGCCCTAGTACTTTGTAGGTTGTAGCCATTTATGCTCCCATATAGAGAAATGAAGTTGGTATTGTTTGTTGTTGTTGTGTAAGTCCCTCTTCAAATGCTGTTAAGTCACTTGAGGTTAAGACGTGTTTTACTGTAGCGCCTGAGCTGTGGCTTGTAGCCGCAGATCCTGCTCTACCTCTGACGATAGTTAGTACATCGCCAGAAACTTGTTGAACGAAGCAAATCTCTTCGCTTGCGGTATCAGGGTCAATAGCAATGGTGAACT